ATTCTATTTTGCATATGGTAAAGCCATTGGATGGAATCCAGATACTCATAAAAAGGTATTAGAATTAGTACAATGGGCAAAAGATAATAACTGTCGTTTAATAAATATGAATATTTGTGATTTTGTAATTTCAAAAATGTGGCAAAGTATTCAAGAATTAAAAGATGGTGGAGGTACTATTACATTTGATAATATGCAAACAATATGATTAGTGGTAAAGAAAAACTTTTTGAACTTATAGAAAGAGGTAGAGATGGTTTTAATGTCGGTCTTCCTATAGGATTACCAAAAATGGAACTGTATATGGATGGATTATTGCCAGGAGTATCTTATTTAATAGCTGCTCAAAGCGGTGTTGGTAAGACTACTTTTACACTATATTCATTTATATATAAACCACTAATGGCATATTTAGAAGGGAAAGCTCCTATGAGAGATCCACATTGGATAATGTTTAATCTTGAAATGACTCAAGAACAAATATACGCTAAATTAATTTCTATGTATATCTTTGATAAGTATGGTATAGAAATTTCTTTTAAAGAATTATTTTCAAGAGGTGAAGACGTTAGGCTTTCAGATGAACACTTTGAATTAGTAAAGTCATGTAGTGATTTTTTAGATATTTTAGATTCTAGAATAATTTTTCACGACGGAACTTTAAATGCAGAGAAATATGAGAAAATCTTAACAAAAGATCTTGAAAGATTTGGTACTTTTACATCTAATGGTACTTTTATGCCTAATAACGATAATCAAGTTATAGGTGTAATTATAGATCATATGAGTTTAGTAAGGGCTAGTTCTGGAAGAGATAAGAAGAAAGAAATGGACGATATCTCATCATGCTCTGTAAGATTTAGAAATAACTACCATATAATAAGTCCTATCCATGTAATGCAATTTAATCGTAATGCTAATAATTCAGAAAGGCTTAGGCAAGGTCAACAGGAACCTGATTCATCGGATTTTAAAGATTCAGGTTCTATGTATGAAGATAGTCAAGTTGTTTTAGCATTACATTCTCCTATAAAATTTAAACAATCTAATTATAGGGGTTATAATATTAAAAAATTAGGGCATAATTTTGTATCTTGTATTTTATTAAAATCAAGGTTTGGACTTTCTGATATAATAGATGGATTAGGATATTATGGTAATTGCGGTATTTTCAAAGAATTACCTAAAAGTGATGATATTATAGATTGTGATAAATATTTAAACCCTAATTGGGAGATAATTCAAAAATCAGATAATAATAAAATAACTTTTAAATTATAATTTAATGGATTTACCCTTAAAGAAATTGCCAAAAGTAACACAAGACCCTAAAAATCTTATATTATATGGAGTTCCTAAAATTGGAAAAACTTCTTTATTATCTACTCTTGAAGATAATTTAATAGTAGATTTTGAAGATGGTTCTGATTATGTTGAAGCTCTAAAAGTAAAAATTAATAGTATCAAAGAAGTTAACGAATTATGTAAAGCTATAAAAGAAGCTAATTATCCATATAAATTTATAACAATTGATACTATTACTGCACTAGAGGAATTTGCTAAACCTTTAGCTCTAAAAATGCTCAGAATGTCTCCTTTAGGATCCAATTTTATAGGTGATGACGTTCTTCAAGCGCCTCATGGTGCTGGATATGGTTTCTTAAGAGACGCCATTCAAAAGATAATTGATAAACTTAGCTCATGTGCTCCTAATTTAATATTAGTAGGGCATGTCAAAGATAAAGCTATTATATCTATGGGAGAAAGTCAAGATACTAATATTAAAGAACTTGACTTAACAGGTAAAACTGGTAGAATCCTAGCTGCAAAAAGCGATGCAATAGGATTTGTATATAGAGATAAAGATAGCAATTTATGTATAAATTTTGAAACAAATGGAGAAGCTACTGCAGGGGCTAGGCCTGAGCATCTAGCTAATAAAAGAATTGTAGTTGCTGAAAGACAAGCAGATGGTTCTTTTAAATCTTGTTGGGAGCGTATTTATCCATCTTTAAAAGATAAGAAATAATGAAATTTAAGGTAGAACTTATTGTAAATTTTGATCAAACATCTAATAAGTTCAAAATTGAAAGTAATAAAGTATCTATAATAGATATAGGAGATCCTCAAACTGGACCAATTGCAACTCTAGAAAATAATAAGTTAGTATTTAATAGAGAAGCTCTTAAATTTCTTAATAAAAGTGAAGGAGATCGAATAGGTATTGGCTATGGAGTACTTTCTGATGGATTACTTCATCCTATTTTAGACCTTGAACAAGGTAACAAAATTACTAAATCTGGGACTCTAAGTTGTAGAGGATCTGCAAATGAAATTCTTTCAAAATATGGTAAAGAATTTATTATAGAAAATGTTGATGATAAATTTATTTTAACAGATTTAAAATTCAAAGAACATACACGTGAAGAAGATCCTAATATAACACTTCCTTCTATAGAAGAAGAGGAAGATATACAAGTTTCCTCAAGTACAGATGATCTCCTTGATGAATTAGATGAATTATTTGAAGAAGAACCAAAGAAAGAGTATAAAGATTTCTTTGGAAATTCAGAAGATAATAAAGAATTAAAAGATATTGATTTTACATCATTAATTGAATAAAATTTATGAATTTTAATCTAACAAATACTACTGGGGCAGCTAGTGCTCATATTAAAGCCTATGAAATTTCAAAGGTCACTTTTGAAGGCATTGAATTAAAAACTGGTACTTCCCAAAATGGAAGAGATTGGAAAGCGTTGCAATTAAATTTCAAAGGAGATGGTTGGACTTTTGAACCTATGTTTTTCTGTCCTGGTGAAGATGGTGATAAGAGAATGAGTGGAGAAACCGATGGCAGAAAGTGGGAAGTTCCTTCTGCTATGGAGGATCTAATTCATAATGTAGGTCATTTTATGCACATCATTGCCCCTGAAAATTTTGAAAAAATAAAGGGAAAAATAAATCTTGAACTTCCAAAAGAATTTGATAAACTTGTAGAAATCCTTAAGAAAGCTACAGAGAAATCCATTGGTGGAGAATTCTTTGTTAAAACTGTTGCAAATAATCAAGGTTTTGCTAATCTTCCACGAGTCGTTAAAATTAATTCTAAGAGTGGAGAATCTTACTTAGGAAGTAATTGGATAAGTGTTGATGGTAAAGACTTATCATTCACTGCTAATGAGCTTAAAAAGAAAGCTGCATTTGCTGCTATGAAACCTTCTTCAATGAAGGATGATAAAGATGATGATAGCCTTGAGGATGATACATCTAATACCGATGGAGATCTTACTTTAGATGATCTTTGATAAGTAATTATGCCTATTTTTAAAATAGAGCCTACAATTACTAAAGAATTTTTATTAAGTAAAAATAACCAAGAAACTTACTTAAATTACTACCTAGGAGTTCCTGTAAAGAAAGGATTATTTGTATCTCCTTTAAGAGATGATAAAAGACCTACTTGCGCTTTTTACACTAATAAAAAAGGGGATATTATCTTTAAAGATTTTGGATCTGATATGTGTGGAAATTTTATAAATGTCGTAATGATGAAATATAATTGTTCATACTATCAAGCTTTAAGGATAATTGCAAATGATTTTGGATATATTACTACTACAATCCCTAAAAATCCAAAACCAATAAAAGTGTGTGAAGAAGAGTTTAAAGAAACTAGCGAAGCTAATATTCAAGTTAAACTTAAAAGCTTCACTACAGAAGAACTTAAATGGTGGAATAGTTACGGAATCACAGAGGAAATCTTAAAGAAATTTAGGATTTTCTCTTGTGAAGCCGTATTTTTAAACGGTAATATATTTACTATTTATAATTCTAGGCATCCTATATATGGATATTATAGAGGTAAAAATTCTAATGGTATAGAATTATGGAGAATATATTTACCGAAACATAGACAAAGAGAACCAAAATTTTTATCAAATTGGAAATCTACTATGCTTCAAGGAGCTAAACAGTTACCAAAAACAGGAGATCTATTAGTAATTACTAAATCATTAAAAGATGTAGCTTGTTTATATGGATTAGGTATTACTGCAGTAGCTCCAAATTCTGAAAAGTTATTTATAACTGAAAAACAATTTGAAGTTTTAAATAAAAGATTTAAGAAAATTGTTATATTTTATGATAATGATTTAACAGGTATCCATAGTATGAATAAATTTAGAAAACAATTTAAAATAGATTGTTTTTGGATACCTAGAAAATATGAAGCTAAAGATATTTCTGATTTTTATAAAAAGTATGGTAGAGAGAAAACTTTAGAATTAATACAATATGCCAAAGAAAAAGCAAATTACAAATAAAGATTAGCTACCTTCAGAAGCTCGAAAAAAGAGTAGTATCGGTAAAAGAAATCGACGTAAAGGCAATAGATTTGAGCTTGAAATTGTTAATAAGCTAAAAGATATTGGATATTCTGGCTGTAAATCTAGTAGATCTGTTAATAAATTAGCAGATGCTAATAAAATAGATATAGTAGATGAAAATAATGAGTTACCTTGCAATATTCAAACAAAAAATACTATATCTACTCCTAGATACTTTTCTATTAGAGATGCTTGTACTGATAAAACTAAACCTTTTTGTGTAATTTGGAAAAAAACTGGTGTAGGTGGTCACAATAGTCAAGGAACTGTTGCAATTATACCTATAGACTTTTTCTTGGATTTACTTAAAAATAATAAGAAATGAGCACATTTTTAATGCCAATTTACGAATCTGATATTGGTCCTTATATAATAGATGTAAAAGCTAATAATGGTCATGAAGCACTTCAAAAGTTTACTAAAGAAATAAAAGAAATCTATGATTTACCTGATAATATTTCTAATATTAGTGAACTTGATGAATATTTAACTGAAAAATATGATAAGGGAGTGCTTATAATAGGTGAAATATATAATATAGAAGATTATAATAAATAATTATCCATGTTAAGAATAGGCTTAGATATAGACGATTGTCTTTGTAATTGGTGGGAATCTTATTGTTTATACTATAACACAGATAAGAATCCTAAACATTTGAAAAATGACCAAATTACAAAAAATGTTGTTAGAGATTTAAAATTTAATCGAAAGTTTTGGTTAAGTTTACCAGTGAAGAATACCTTAGATTTTACACCAGTACTTTATTGTACAGCACGTGTAA